CACCCATGTAGCTTCTGAGATAGAACGACCATCTGTGTTTATAGTCTTCATAGACTGGGTGAGTGTTTTCAATTACGCTGTTTTCCATCAAGTCCACCTAGTAGGTTGCGGAGTGTTATATTCAGTTCTGATTGGGAACAAATACTCTACTAGGTAGCCTAACGCATCATTCATGTGGTCAGTGCCATCCTTGTTAGGAATACTTGTACCCTCTTTGTAAGTCTGTCTTTCTAAACTCTTAATCGTTTGCTTGCACTTGGGGCTAACAAACAAATGCCGCTCACCATCACCTGACAGTAAACGACTATTAACCGCATTGATTCTATCCCTGACCAATGGGTGAGCTTTCTTCGCCTTAACGCTAAATCCTGCGTTTTGTAAGATCGACAAATCAGTCCGACCACCTGCGCTTGTTTTGCGCTGTCTTGATGCAGGGTCAGGGTAGATAATACAGTGCCTATTAGGATATCTATCCTTTATCTCAGCAACCATCTCATCTGTGTTAGACCCATACATTACGATCTCATCTATAGCCAGTAAGTCTTGCCCATGCCTTAAGCATATGACAGCACTCATTGGATCGAGGTTGAAATCCATACCAATGTGTAGTGTACCACCATTGTCCCCAATAGGCTCTACTGATAGTTCTCTACTAAAGGCATAATATATCAAACCAGAGTAAGTCACAAATTCAGCGCAGTATTCTTGATTAAAAGTTCGCTCATCTAGGTCGTTTCTGGCTTGCTCAATCTCTTGCTCTGGTACGTTGCCGCCTTGCAGTGTTGTGTACTGGAATGAATCCCATCCCTCTGCACCATCTAAGCCTGATGCCCATAGATCATAGAAATGGTTTCTGCCTTTAGGCGTACCTATAAATAAAGCTCTTGTCGGGCTATCCTCAGTATGCCTATCAGATAGAGATGGTCTTAGAACCTCATTCCATGCCTCTGGGCGCATATCTGCAAACTCATCTAGCACTACAAAGTCTAAAGCTCTGCCTCGCAGGTTGTTAGGTTTCTCTGCGCCTTTAAGGCTGATTACTGAACCATTGATTAGTCTGATCGTTAAGGATGTCTCATTGGTCTTGGAAACATACTCTTCTGGGATAGTGTGTATGAGCATATCCCAAGCAATCTCTTTAGCCGCTCCATAGGTAGGAGCAACATACCAACAGTTTCTGTTAGCACCCCCGATAGCGGCTCTTAGAATCTCTCCTGTGGATAGGAACGTCTTTCCGAATCGTCTTCCTGCTACTACCGCTCTAAACCTAGAGGGTGAGCAAAAGATTTCACTCTGAGGCTTTGTTAATTGCATCAGGGTGAACAGTTATATTGATAGGTGGTATCTCTTTGACTGGTTCTATGTACTGCTCGCCCCAGTTTTCTCGGTCTCTTGTCTTGAGGTAGAAGATCATAGAAGTATTGTCACCTGCTTTAGCTTTCTCAAACAAAGCATTTGTGATTTCATCCATGCCTTTACTTCTTCCCCTTTTTATAGACTCCATAAACTCTAAATACTCTTCCTGCTTGTTGTACAGGGTCGATTCAGATACCCCTAAGCAATCAGCTATCTGAGCTACAGTTAAGCCCCTAGAAGCCATTTCTGAAGCTCTAGCGCATATCTCTGCATCTGGAATCCACTTGGGTCTTCCCATACTACATATCTGCTCCGAATGTCTCTCGAACATTCATCTTTGGGTTCTTGATTATTATATCATGCTCTTGCGGGGGTAGACCTTTGGTGCGACAGTCAACCGCATCTTTCCAAAAGACTAATGCTGTTTTGATCTGATGTCCTGCACTTGGGTTCTCGATTAGGCTCTGGGTGATCTCGTCTAGCTTAGACAGTAGATCAGTCCATCCGTTCTCTTTGCAAGTGTTGATCTTGTTGGTTAGCTCTAGGCTCAACATAGTAGTTACCTCATTATTGGTTCTATCTATCGCCTATATACTATAACTAATGCTTTACAGTCAAGCAATTAATTTTCAGGTTGGTCTTCTTTTCTCATATATCTACCGCCAAGATCATCATAGGCAATACATACTAGGGCGATTATCGCCAGTATAAGGATGGTTTTCATAGGGGGGTCTCGGTTGTTAAGGCGAGATTATATAGAGGTCTTAGAACGCAATCTAATGCTTTTTAGGTATGGGGGTTATAACCTGAAAGGATGGTTCGTTTCGTAGCACCAGTGAACCACTCTGGCTAATCAGGCTTTTGGAGGATGCCCGCTACTAGGGGTACACTATGAAGCTGTAATTACTGCGGCAACCATTACAAATGCCGCTAGTAGAATCTTTCCCCTGCTATGTCCGTATACTTCGACAGCTAACCATGCTTTTGCTTTAGCTTTGAACGCATCTAACTGCGCTTTTAATATCGCTTTATCTGCCATCTGGTTTACCTCTTTTATTGCTTTTTTAGTTTTTGTCATCTTGCTTCACCCTATCAATTCCAATTATCCCATCAAATCCCATTTCTGCAACCCAGTTCTCAAACTGTGTGCGCTCCTCTTTGTCGTGCGGTATCTCTAGAGGCGGGTATTCGTCTCTAAGTTCTTGCCATTTTTTTGATAAATCAGTCATAGATTCCATGCTCCCGATCGTTTTCGCCTTTCTGCTTTGCGAACTCTTCAAAGATTGCCTCTTCTATTGTTTGTTCTAGGTACAGGTAGATTCGATCTCTAAGGTCATCAGCAAAGTTACCTAAGTTAACAATGCTATCCAAGTGTGTTTCTAACGCCTCTGACCACCATCTATCATCCTTGTCGTACTCATCAGGTGAGTCTTCTGCCATAGCAACAAACAGGTTCGATACTATCTTGCTTGCTGATGGTGCTTTACCAAACAGCATTTCTGTAGCTATCTTGCCTACGCCTCTGCTAAATGTTGCAGGGTAGATATCCTCAAACCAAGTCTTGTGACTGTTTAGCCATATGTAAACAGCCTCATCCATTGCCGCATCTGGTAGGTCAGACAGCCTAGAATCTTCCTTATACAGAGCATCGTAGTGCTTAGACACAAAGTCTTCATAGATTAACATGTAGCACCTCGCAAGCAGTCTTGGTAATCCATAGTCGATACGATTGCATACATAGCAAACAAAGTAACTGCCGCTAGAATGCCCTTGATACTGTCGCGCTTCTCTGTAGCTTGGCTATCTCTACGCTTAATATCCATGTAAGTTAGTTGGTGTTCCATAGTATTCCCCTTGATTAGTTGCCCCCTTTCGGGGGCGATTAGATTATCTTTTTGCTAACTCTTCTTGGCATTCTGCAATTTCTTGCTCTAGGATTTTGATAACGCTATACGAGCCGTCTATTCTGCAAGCTAGACCATCAAGTTTTTTCTTGCTGTAACCTTTGGGTCGGTCTAGTATCTTGCCAAAATCCTTAATGAGTTGCTTTTTTTCTTTTATACCTTTTTCACATCTTGCAATAGCACTGTTTAAAGTGTCGTTGTCGTATTCGCCATAATTGAAGTCTGTCATAGTGTTTCTCTCTCTGTTTGATTAATTAATGCACCCAAAGTAAAGGAAACATTATACATTGTCAACACTTTTATTAACTTTATTTTAATATTCGCCTATTCTGTACTCTTCATCCTTGATCTTTTCCTTTAATTCCCTCTGAAATTCAATCACTTCTACCCTGTTAAACTTGGGTGATGCTCTCCAAGATAGCTTTTGCATCGCCCTGACTCGTCTTGCTCCGTACATATCTTCCATGTATATGCGATAGGCTTCCTGCGTTCTGGTTGTTTTCATGCCGTAGACATTACAGGCAGGGCATTGGGGGTGAATGTTCTCCTCGAACAGCTTAAAAACTGTGTGCCGCCTGCTGTAGAAGTGACCGCCTTGCATCGCCTTGTAGTGATCTACCTTGCCGCAGGTTACGCACTGGCAGTAGCCGTTATCGTCTGAGGCTTTGAGCCTGACGTATCTCTGCAATAGCTTTGCGGCTTTCTCTACCTCTTGGGCTACTGTTGCTTTTTTGCGCTTTGCCATTTAATGCTCAGTAGTCTTAACAAGTATAATGGGCTGTGAACCAACTCCCATATCACAATAAGAACAAACACCATAAGCCACAAGATCGCTAGAAGTCCACAACTCAAGCCCGCCACCACAAGTACTACAGAACTCTTTAGTAACTCTGATATCGTTGTCATCAGTTCCATCATCATCGCCCTCTGGGAATTTTATTATTCTGCTCATTTGACTGCATCCACGTTGATTTTCACTCTTGAGTCTTCGCCATACTGCTTGTGGTAAACGATAGCTGTCATAGATCGCTCTGCACCATAGCCAGAATCGCTGTGCCATTGATCGGTTGCTGTTAGGCTACCCCAATGACTAAACTGCATAGAGCCGACTTCTCTGCTCATGTGGTGGTGAATATGCCCTAAATGACAATAGCGGTTCTTACACTTCGACCATTCTTCATCTAGGTTGGTTATCACCGCCTGTAGAATCTGCTCATGCTTTATTCTATCACCATGATGGTAGACAAATAAATTGTTCTCCCATTCCCAGTGCAAAAACTTTGAGTAGTTTTTAAGCACATCAACTCTAGGCTCTCTGTCGTAGAGTAATTCTAAGCAACTCGATAGGTGGCAAGCCATATCAGAATCATGGTTGCCGCGAACATTAATTACGACCACTTCCTGATGTGTCTCTAGCATCTTATCAATCAGAATCTGGAACAACCGACCTGCTAGTTTGAAAGTCTTTCCAATGCGTGTATCAACATCTACTGGCGTTCCTGCTGTAGTGGTGTTAGCACTGCTATCAGCGTGAAAGAAATCACCTACGTTAACTAGAACACCTGTGTGCGCGTTGCCGACTCTCTTGGCTAGTCGATCAGTCGCGTTAACTAGAATCTTAGATGCTATCTTTACATCCCAGTCATCGTCATCCAACTTGGTATCTGAGTCTGCAAGCATCCCAAAATGGTGATCACCGATCAGATACATGGCGCAATAGTCTTCATCTACCTCTTTAGGCGGCTTAGATGGCTTTTTAAGCCCTGTTATATCATCAGCCAACCCATCCAATAGGGCTTGAATTTTCGCCCGCATATCGCGTTTATGTGGCTCTTGAATAACCCACTGCAATGCAACTGAGCCGTCTTCTTTGTATGCTGTAGAGATTCGTTTGGCTTCAAATCCCTCTGCGGTTTGGCGGGTTAGGTTTCGGTGTGGTGCTACACCTGCTAGTGCGGCTTTGTGTTCTACTAGTTTGATACTGCGGTCAATTGATCTGCGGTTAATGCCTAGCTTTTCTGCGGCTTTAGAGTTTGAGCCGTATTCTATGACGGCTTTCAGGTACTCAATTTGTCTATCGGTTTTTGGTATGTCTAACTCTAACAGTGTTCTTGGGTCTATTTTACTCATTCCCTATTGCTCCTGTTGATTTTTTAACTCCGCATATTCGCTTTCTCGCGGTATGGTTAGTTTTATCCCCTGCTCACTTGCCCAATGATAGCACTGATCTAAGAAATGCACCATCTCGCCCTTGCCCAGTTGGCTACTGCGTTTCACCTGACCACTAATCTCAGTCTTGCTTATCCTGAAATTATCTGTGCCTAAGAATCTGCGCTTTAACCAGAGCTTCCATGCTTCTACTGGGTCGCCCTCTGCCACCTCAAAGCCTTTCTTTTTCATACCCTTAACGATCTCTCTGCACCACATATGCAACAAGGCATTCTGGTTCAGGCTTCTTGGGTTCTGGTATGGCTCTAATTTAACTGATAAGGGGGTGGTGAAATCCCAGTTGAGCATATCCTCAATCAGGAACTTCACCTTTTTATTCACTTCTTCTTTGTTGTTAAACTTCACAAATGCACCCTCTGTCATATCCTACGACTAAGCCAGTTCTGTGAAATCTGATCTACAGGCTTTTCAAACCGACTATAAAGCCTATCCGTTTCGTCTGACCAGATAGCACCAAACTCTTTAGGTATGTTGTGAGATCTAAGAGGTCTTAAATCCATATCAGTTACGCAAGTTTTTCCGTAAAGTCTAGAATATAAACACTTGTAACCAACACCTGCAACCTTAGCAAAATGCTCATAGGTGTAAGATTGTCCGTTAACTAGCTCAGGGTGCTTGCCCTTAAATAGTAGTTTTTTAGTATTACCCATTTTTTCTCTCCCCATCCCAGTAAAAACCATACTTCCCCATAAAATGATTAATGGCTCTGTTCTTTGCTTCTACATTAGCAATCCACGACACATCAGCTAAACTATCCTCAATGTTCCTGTTCCTGATGCTGTGGGTTTTTGATTTAACCTGCGGTGAGCCGCCTTTGTCTTGCGCTCTAGCCAACCAAGAATTAATAAACCTCTTGATTCCTTTAGGTGTTTTCCTGCGCGTAGGATTAGCATCGAGCCACGACTCCATTGCATTCAGTTCTTGGTAAACATTGATCGCAGGATAAGTCTTCTCCCACTGGATAACGTCTGCCTGATCTGCCTCGTATGTATCTCCGTTATTTAGAAGCATTGTTGTCACCCATATAGTATTCAGCGACACTGCATTTTTCATCGTATCGGTTGGTCACTGTGATCATATTCTTCTGGATTGGATGCCCTAGCTCTTTAAGTTCAAAGATTCTAGCGGCTACCTGAGTGATGCCTAGCTCGTTAAAAGCATTTAGGCAAGTTAGTTTCTTGCCATCTTCTAAGTACTGTAGAACTCTCGATATCTGTGTCATTTTTGTAACTCCTATGGCTCGGACTAGCCTCGCCTGATTATGTGATTAAATGTGTATTTAAATATATATTCAAAGACAAGTTTCACCCTTTAACTACGCAGAGTTAAAAATTGGATCAAAGGGCAAAGCGACTTCGCGGTTATTTCGTTATCGTATCGAATATCTAATCTATCCATCAGCAGAAACCGATCTGCTTTTGGGGCTATGTCAAGAGGGTCAACTTCGCTCTAGGGTTTTATTTAAGAGATTCCCTAGCCTCTAGCCCGATAACTAAAGCGCGAAAAAGAAAGGATTGAATGTTACAAGACACTATAAGACTGTGTTAGACTATCTTTTCTCTATCCGCACATAGAGTATTGCAATAATACTTGCATTTGTAAAGCCCCCTTTATAGGGGGTTTTCTTTTATAAGCCAATAAACTCATCTAAATTGTATTCTAAGGCACTGCAAATCTTGATGGCAGTATCTAACCTGACGTTGGTTTTATTGCGCCAGATGTTAACCTGCTGTCTGTGAACGCCAACCAGACGTGCAAGCTGTGAACTGTTTACGTTTTTTTCTTGCTGTGCTTTCTTTAAGCACTCACCAAAATCTATCATTGGGTTTTCTCCTGTGGTATATTGTCGGTGATGGTTTTCCCCGATCATCACTCCTATGGTTTACCCGCCCTTCGGGGCGGGGTTTTTAACTAGAACGGAATGTCATCTTCTAGTAAATCAGCTTCCTGCATTACCTGTTTAACTTTCCCAGTGTTGCTAGGCGCACTCTCTCCATCGGTATAGAACACTTTTACATTGCCAAGAATAGGCGTTTTCTCTTTAGCTTCACGCTCTTCTTTGGTCTGGCTCTGGCTGATAAAGCCATTGTTCTCGTACTGGTCAGCAACCGCAGTATCAACAAAGGTGGTCAGGTCTAAATAAGTTCCTTTCGCGCCCTTGTACAGTCGTGATTTATCAATCTTGGTTACGTCAATTCTTACGTTAATTCCTACTTTCATTTTTACTTCTCCTAGTTGGCTTCTCTAAATTCAGTGGTTTTCATAATAGCGCGTTCTTGAGTGCTGAACACTCCACCGCGACTCGGTGCGCGCCATAAAAGTTGTTTCTCTACATCTGTGAGTTCTTTCCATGCCTCGTTTGCTGTTGAGTAATCATTAGCCGCAATGCCGTCTTTGATAGCTTTAACGCTAGGCAGTAGGTCAACAATCATATCCTGATAGGCTTCCTTTTCCTTTGTTGCATCAGTTACTTTTTGCGGCTTAACTTCACCCATGTACAAGCACATCCCTAAGCCGTGCATTGCAATCGCCTTAACTAAACAGCGAATACGCGCATCAGATATGTCTCTGCTTGTTGGGTTCTCAACAGCCTTGTTTCTAAAGTCCATAACAGGTAGCCACATTGTGACTGCCTTACCCTCAACTGTTACAGTTACTTCGACCTCGACAGTATTGGTGTTCTCGCACCATCTAGGCTCGGTGTAGCTGTAGCTAGAATCAGGATAGTGTTCGCAGAGGGTAGACCAAGCCCACCCCCACGATAGATAATGCAAGCCGCCTTTAGTGTCTATGTGGTTCGACACATCAATAGCAGATAGCGTTTTCCAT